ATAGCCCGGCCGCATCGAGCCCTTGTCCGCATACTGCGGCACTTCGCCGTATTCGGTCGAATCTCGATCCTCGGGATGAGTATACATATCTTCCAGTTCTTTCTCGTACTCGTCTGCGACGCGTTCCGATTGTGCCTCGTGTTTAATGAATTCTGCTATAACATAAACAGCTGCTTGAAGCGGATTAATTTGCTCGTTGGAAAAGACCACGGCTTCAAGTGAACGAAATATATTGCCACCCTGAATGCTGGCGCGGTCGATAACCCCCTTGTCGGCCAGCAGCTCTAAAAGACGATTTTGATAATCATAAACGTCTTCTGTAGCCGTCGTCTTAGGAAAAGTAACCACTTTCATTTTGTCGGGGAGCACGGCGATGTCGATCTTCTTATGATCCATGACCAGCAAAGAACCATCAAGGGCTTTGCGCGCATTAAGCTCTACTGTTGCTTGGGGGCCCCCAACTTTGATTCTAATCATGGGAGGCGAGTTCCCGCACTAATGCCTGCGTCTTCAAGATCTTGGTGAGATCTTCAGGAACAAACGCGCGCTTTCTAAATCCGTCCAAATAGTCAATAACTTTTTGGGTCTTTTCGCGAATAAGAGTATCAGCGTTGTCGTTATCAGCAGTTACACTAATTAAACTTTTAAGTCTTGTGAGTTCCTCATTGAGATAGACACGCAATTCAAAACCCTCATCCGCGAAGGATGTAATATATTTATTAAGAAAATCTTTTTGTTCCTCTAATAATGTATTATATTTGTTATTAAATTTTTTAATAAAGGAATGATAAGTAAGATTGTCAACAGATTTAAGGTTTGCAGGCTGTGCTAGAGCACGTTGAGACATTCTGTCTACGAGCGCCTGCTCAAATAAAACCTTCTGTTTCACCGAAGTTTTAGTGCCAAATATAGCGTTAATAGATGCCAGAGTTTTAAAATTAGGAACAAAGTTTGACCAAACCGCGGGACCTAAATTCTTATTAATAGCTGCAATCACGCGAGACTGGGCATCAAAAATTGTTTTTTCGTTTAAAGCGCCGTGCGCAATCTTTGTCTCGTGCAATAGGCGCTCGGCGAGATCATTTTTAATATTCTGAGTTTCCAATAGTATATTATATAAAGGGAGCTCCGCTGCCAAGGGGGCTTCCTTTGAAAAGTGTTCCTTAATAATCGTAATAACTTCCGTCTTTTTATAAGTCTCTTGATCTAAGAGCGCCTTAGTAAACTCCTTTACAAGAGCTTCATAAATAAAAGCGGTATTACGTTTCTTGTTGTGTTTCATCCTTTTCTGCCTCTTTACTCTCTAGTTGTCTAATAAGTTTCCGAATATTGCCCGTAGTTTCAAATAATAATACTTCATCTTTACTATAAATAGATGCATCATTCTCTTCTAGACTAACTAACGCTCTAAGGTCGGGAACACCAACGCGCCCAATCGAATGTCCAACGCGGCGCTTCTCACCCCGACCTGATGGAACTTCTGGTGCCACCAAGCTTCTTAAGTGCCGCCGAGTTGGACCCGAGCCGCGTCGACCGTCAGGGGCGCGTGAGATATGATCTTGCGCCGGGCCTAAACGATCTTCTCTACGAGCGGGAGCCGTCAAAAGTGCTGATTCCTCACCTCCTTCGGCGCCTTCTTCGCCTCCCAACTCGCCGCCAAGATCCTCGCCACCCATGTCGCCCATATCGCCCATATCGCCGCCTAGGTCGCCACCCATACCGCCCATTTCATCTGCAGCTGCCTGTTCCTGAACACCTTCCAGAGCTTGCTGATACTTCTTATCGTAGAAAGATTCGCGCTGATTGCGCAGAAATTCTTCGTCGGACATTCCTAGGATGTTCTTGGAAAGCCAGCGCTTACTATAAACACCCTCGGGTACCGCATTGGCGATGTCAAACTTGGTTCGCATATATTCAAGCTGCTGAAGTTCCGCCAATCGAGACGGATTGTTCAGAGACAACTTGAAACTTACGAGGTCTTCGCCGCGGAACCCTATAGTATATAAATGAACGACTGCGATCTTTTCGAGTTCGGATATCAGTGCTCTCTGCAGTCTTTGAATGGTTCGCGCAAAGCGAATGTCCTTTTGTGCCAAGGTCGTCTTGTCTTCCGTATCTCCCTCCAGGCTTGTGAGATATGCCTGAGGGACTTTCAGTGCCGCAAACAACTTGTCGCGCAAATACTTAACATCTTCAATGTCGTCCAGCGATTTAGCGCCTGGCAGAGATGTAATTTCAGAGCCCACCCCTCCTCGCATTGGAATAAAATAGTCTTCTTCCAGCGACAGAGGGTTATAACGTAAGTCGACGCGTCCCGTGGTGGCATTAACCATCTGGTTGCGCTTCATCTCTGTTTTAACTTTCTCCATGTATTGGGGCACGTCTTGAGGGGGGATGTTCCCAACATCAATCTTAAAGACGCGGCGCTCAGGGGCGCGAACGACGCGATAAGCAATCATTGCATCCTCTAACAACACAAGCTGCCGCCAAATCCGGCGAGCAGGGTCCAGAATGGACGTTCCATAGGGGCTGTACTTGTCATTCCCCAAAATGCGAAGGTGTGCTACTTGCCAATCCTCAAATGTCATACCTGCACTGTTCCACTGAAACTGTACATAGTTGGGATTACTGGGGTCTTGTCCTTCTAAGCGTTCAACCTCGGATGCCGGCAACCCAATGACGGATTTTACGCCAATCTTTTCATCGATATCTAAGTAGAGGAAGAAGTCTCCAAACTTACACATCGAACGTGCCCACCCAAAAGCATTAAACTCAATGTTAAGAGCATCATAAAATAAGGTTTCTAAAATTGTTTTAATCTCTAGGTTGAGACAGTCAATATTTAAAAGCTTATCAAACTCATTCGAGGTTGTCATCTCGTCCGCATAGATGTCAATAGCCGATGCAATCTCGGGCATATACTCCATCTGATCGAAGTCCTGATACCTCTCGCTGCGGTTTTGATTCCGCATTGCATGAGATGAAAGAATGTTATAATTCTGTGATAGGTTATCGGTGGCGCGCTTGAACTCCTGGCCACTAAGAGAACGAAACCGATAACGATATTTATCGAGAGCATTACGTCTCTCCTGGCGCGCGATCTGTGCACGATAGTTTACAATAGGTCCGGAAAATAGCCTGGTGAGTCTCTTAAATAATGGAGAGTCAGGATTTCGGGGATTGGTTCCTTGTTTTCTTGCCATGGGTTATCCTTTTATGAGCGCCATATACTTTTCATTGTACTCGACGCCTCCCTGAGATGCTTGTGACTGATCTGCACGTTTGTGGTCTCTCATACCGGGAATAGTGGTAGAGATCTCCGTGTGGGATGTTGAAATAGAAGACAGAAACTGCTTATTATACTCAATATTCTTCTGGCTTTCTACAATCACGGTGTCTCGTACCCAACAGCCAATAGCAAACGACATAACCAAATCATCATTGTAACTCCTCATTGCTTCGGGGCGCCCGTTGTGCCAGATAAACGTTTTCATCTCAGATAATAAACGATTTGAATTAATTTTAATTAGTTTGTTTCTCATAAACTCTTCCATCTTTGCCACGATGAGGGGACGCGTCTTAGAGGAGGTGGTAAAGCCGGGGATTGCGTTTGTTTGCCATTGTGCAGTGAGGGGGTCAACATACTGGTGGTCACCTTTGGTGGAGTGATATAGGTTAGGATACCCTTTATCTAACAACTTTTTAAGTACTGCGTATCCTATGTTGTTATTTTCTATAACCAACATAGGATTTCCATATTCAGAACACACATTATGAAGGATGTCAGCAAAGTCGTCTGGATTGGGCTTCCCTATATACTCGGCTACAATTTCCATGGACTCAAGCTCAAAAATATGAAAAGCGCTATTGTCTTGTCCGTCCCCTCTCGCCACGTCGGCTACCACTAGATGGGTCTTTGCTGGATCATAGCGTTTCCATATCCAATAATTTCGATCAAAGCCCGTGCGGTATTCGGGAGCCACCACTCTTTCCAGATACCACTGGAGATCATCCGGATGAATAACTGTCTCTCCAGAGACATTGAAATTACACTCAAGTTCCTGTGCAATTTGACGCTTAGACATATTCATTGTTTCTTTTTCAAACCAGGCCTTATCACGATCAGGGTGAGCATCCCACAGCAGTGTCGTCATATAAAAGTCGTTTGTTGAGCTCTCGGACTCAACACAGGTTTGATGAAACCAGTTTCCTACCCCATTGGGCGTAGAAAGTGCGATGCAGCGGCCACCCGTTGAAAGAGTGGGATAAAGCGCCGTCCATAGATCTCGGAGCTTTTCTACGTGTGCGGCCTCATCAATTACCAAAAGTGAAAGGGCTTCCGAACGGCCTGCATCTCCTGAAGTAGACGCAGCCTTAATCTGTGATCCATTGGTTAATTCAAAAGAAGTTCTATTGTCTACTACAATTTGAGATATCTGTAACCACTCTGGAAGATGTTTGATGATGGCTTTAACTTTCCGCACCAAGTTCGTGGCCGTTTGCAATTTGGTAGCCACCACCAGTATGTTCTTGTCGCGGTGAAATAGCATCAGCCATCCTATATAGGCAGCTGTAATAGTAGAAATTCCTAATTGCCGGGCCTTTAAAATAACATTAAAACGATAATCGTTATAGTCTCGTAGCAACTGTTCCTGGTAATCAAATGCGTTAAACGGTATTAACCCTTTCTGGGGGTGTGAGATACGGCAGTAACTATTCGTAAAGTGGATCGGGTTCTTGCCTGCTTTTACGACTTCCCTAAGTATCTCCTCTTTTGTGAGCACATTTGGCATGTCACTCCTTAGCTACCCTTTCGTTTGTCGTTAGACGGCCTCTTTTTGCCCGGGCCAAGCTCAAGCCAACTTTTTATTGCCTTGTCTAAGCGATCCT